CTTTTTTGTTCTGACATTCTTCCCCGATAATGTAGCGCTGAGGGTTCATGTGTTTTACGAACGAACCGAGAACATCGCTTTCATGGATGAGCGAAAGATTCCAGTGCGGCTGGGCATCAGCAAAGAAGGACTCGTATACAGGGTCGCCGTCTGTGACTGTTAATGTATTACCACGTAACTTCCAACATGGAATTTCTTGTTCCCCCCGTTCATCCTTAAAGCTGTGCTGGTAGGACTCGATAACGGTGATCTTGAGGTCGGGATAGTTAGGCGAAGAGGTTTGGAACCGGATGAACTGTGTGAAGTCATAATACTCAAAGGTATGAATGGTATCTCCATTTAGCTTTTCTTCCGATATGTGGAACAGGTAATGATCAAGATCATAGTTCCAGATATCCTCTGAACAGTAGATGGTAACGATCGGCTTGACTTTCTCGGCATCATTCTGTGGGATACGCTGTGGCTTGACGGCCATCACAGCGTTGGCATCCGCGATCATTTTCTTCAGCGTAACATCCTTGTTATACACCATCAGCGAATTATACACCGGAAAATAATACGTGGTGTAGATACGCAACTCCTCGGCTACAGGATTATCCTTGGGCCAGATGATAGAGTACAGGTTAGGATTGAAGATCTTGGATACGATCTTAAGCGCCTTACCACAGGGCGCTTTGGTGGTTGGCTCAAAGTTATCGAGTCGGTACTGCATGATATCTGCGTCCTCTCCGGGACGAACACGGGAGAGCAGACTATCCGGTCTTTCTCCGTACACATGCACAGACATCTCCTTGGCTAACTTCACAGTGAGCGCATAGTTATGATGCCTGTATTCCTTCCTGATAATTTCAATCAGGAGATCCCGAAACTCGGTTGAGCCGTATAACATTTAAGCAGTCGTGGTAAAGATCGAAGCAGGAGCAATGAATGGAAGACCTGGCGTCATGTCAGTAGACCACTTGGCCGATCCTGACCAACGCTTGCGCGTCTTGATAGACTGTTCGATCAAATCACTCATGTACACCGATACGTTCGACACATAGAAAGATTCGTATCCTCCTGTGGTCGTATCCTTACCAGCCGTTACATAGATCAGACCCCAGCCTCTGCGCTTGTTGGTAGCAGCTACGAAGTCACGGTTCTCCATCACACCAAGTGCTTCGAAAGTAAGTTCACGATCGTCCCCCGTACGTTCTGTAGGGATCAAACCGAAACCTTCTTCCTCAGTGGGTGTTCCTGCTGGAAGAGAGCCGCGAGTGTCAAGGATCACCCAGGCTTCCTGCGGAGAAGCGGCTAACGCTGCTGCCCACCAGGCTTCATCTTCGAAGTTGGCGATCTTTTCTACATCGGTATCTCCGACATCGGACCCGGGTTTGATCAAACCAATGGCGATAACACCACCGAGTTCTGATCCGCATTCAAGCTGGATGTAATCCGGCTGATCTTCATCGCAGAAAATGTCAGCGAATACCTTGTAGGCTTCTCTTATTACGCGAGACATCTCCTGTACCACATCATTCTGTTGAGGCAATACTAAAACATTCATCTTTTTTAAAGTTTAAGGTTATAAAACATTTCTATGAACAAATTCTTTCTCTGTTATCCAGCACTTTGCTTTGGTGACTGGCCACCTTCTATCGGTATCTGATAATTCGTAAGCAGCCTCCTTCACCCACTCCTTGTTGTAGATGGACACGAACTGATGCTTTAGTACAAGCTTAATTTTCTCATGCATGTAATACGGCATGTAGTCTGTATCCATTAGTCTGGTGCGCTTCAACTCTCCGGTAAGTGCAACTAATGATGATGATAGTTCAATGACTTCATCCTCTTCGGGGAATCGCTGATGATAAAATATAGCGGGAACACGAAGGTAGAATTCAAACTCTGGAGAGGCATTCTGATAAACTAATCCGGCGAAGTTTCTATGGTTAGAATAGGTGATGAGTATTGTATTGTCGTGATCGGCGATGTCTATGCAGTCAGACTTGGCTACAGAGGTAACAGTGGAGGCATTATTTATTTGAAACTGGACCCTGGTACTGCATAGGTCAGGACTCATTGTCTCCAGATTCAACGTCACACTGTATACAAACTTGTCACCTACCTCCTGCACATCAAAGGGAATCTCAGCGAGTGTTCCTCCATTCTCTGCTACGATCGTAAGCGTATAATCATCAGCTACAGGAGGAGATCCTTCCCCTACCACATATCCTTGAATGACTATCGTATCATCACAGTTGACGGGCTGACAGAAGCATACATGATGTACACCGTCAGAGACATGCTCGTTAAACGTGTCACAGTCTACAGGCCAGAATTGAATAGGTTGCGCGTCAGAAAGTACCATGACAATAAATTTGATATCTTCCTTTGCGGAACAGCGTTGTAAATATATTCATTTTTAGGCAAACTCTATACATACCCCATTTTCGTCAGTAAGCACCACATCATTCTCGTCCGTAATCGGATTCGCGCATTCCCCCTCAGGAATCATACAAAGCTGATCGGCTACGTCATCTTCGATCACACTAAGCTCCAGGAACACGTTGGTCCAGCCAGTGATCTTGACCCTGGCATGCATGATATTGTATTCCAGCTCATCTATAAAAAGAGCTACGTGATTCTCATCGGTCATGCTGATACCTATGGCCTTCTTCCTGTTCTCGCGGATAGTTTTGTAATCCTGCCAAGTCAAAGGGATCTCAATATCATAATAGTTTGGAAGATGAATAATATCATCAGTTACTTCTACATCCTGCTTTTCAGACAGTGGTTCCCCGCCATAATCCTGATCAAGACAATCAGGGGATTCCTCTATCATCTCGGAGATCATATCAAAGTTACCCTCTCCCCGTACAAACTTGTAGTATGAACTAAGGTAGTTCTGAAGACATCCGTTCAGCCATTTACTCCAACGCAGCAGATTCCTGGTGGGAGTAAGACTGAGATTATAGCGTGTCTCAGGATCTAAAAGATTTTGTACATCAGTAAAATTCTCATCCAACTCCGGGCGATAGACATCAGGGGATACGTCATCTGTATTTATGGCCACGATAAATACACTGTCGTCAAACTTAAAATCGGTTGACTCCGCTATCGTCTTACGCCGTGTTGTCTCTATGGCCAGCGATGCAGCGATCCAATCGCTCCACAATGTCAGGGTAGTGCCTATCTTCTCAAAACGTGTTGAGTAGATATGCTGAGTCTGAGGATCGTCAATACCGGAAATGTCTTCCGACTTCCAAGTCGTATAACCTATATTTATCTTGTTAAATATTTTATCGTTGTCATATGATCTGGTGATGTTTCTAATGTTCGATATCTCCAGCACAAAATCAGGATCATAAAAATGTTCCACCTCCTCCACCCGGATCACATTCTCATCCTGAACAACAATGGGTGTTATCAGTGTGGGTCCATACAACTCTACAAACCCAAGACTAATATCCATATCAGCGCCAGAATTGACCTCAGCTATGATCTTTATGGTGGCCACAGGTACAACACTGGTAAACGCTGCGGTAGACTCTATCGAAGTATCTACAACAATGAATGCACCTAATCCGCTGATAAGATTATCGTCCTCGTCATAACAACTTATAGCCAGGTTCATGGAGTCCACGCTAACAGCGAAATTCGTAGTTGTCCGCTGATAGACTATTAAGTAATCCCCGATTCCTCCACCAGCAAAAGACTGTATCAAACGCTCAGAATCACCTGACGCCAAACTCAACGTAGCGGCTCCTCCGGTAATTACCCACGGCGTTCCGGCCGCATCGTGCGTCCAGGGAGAACCGGTAAGGAATTCAGGGTCCAACAAAAACTGCTCACAGGCAGCACCCGTGAACAAGCGTAAGACAAACGTCTTTGTCTCCATGACAGTATTATTCAACAGTCTCATGGCAACACTTGTACCGTCACTGAGCGGAGTCAGCGTGAATGTTTCAAATTTATATCCGGCCGTTATATGATTTAATTCAATGGTCACGATTTCATTATCAAATGCATCAAGTATAGCAACAGTAACTACTATAAGAGGATCTTCAACACCGGTATCAGCGATATGCAGTACATAGGAGAATGCATATGTCTGACCTGCAACAGTGGCCACAGCCCCTTTGGTATATCCTTCAACACCGGCATCCCCGTTAACCGATGTATGCGGAACGTTGGGTGAAGTATACGTCCATGCACCAGGGTTGGATCCGAGAGCGTCTTCCCAATCTGCAAGGGCAGCAACTTCACTGCCTATAGGAGTTACAGTATATCCTTCCCTGAACTCATAAGTAAGACCGAGATTAAATATCGGATTACATCCTTTCCACCACTCGTTAAACGAGGTGAAAAACGGTTTCTCAGCAAGAGTATATCCACGCAGCTGAAGACCTCTCAGCACAGCGTGTTTCCATATACATCCATTCTGTTCGTATTGTCTGGCCAACGTAAACTCAGACCCCATCACCTCCGAATAAAACGGATTGGTTTCTCCAAGTCCGTATGATTTTAATATTGCTGCTCCTGCATCATGCATCAATGAAGCTGGCTGTTGCGTCTGACGAAACTTAGTCTTTGCTGTGATCTTAATAAAGTTACCAAACCGATCATCTTCGAATATTGACAGTGGTAATGCGTTAATATGCTCATCTGAATTATCGGTTATCGTCCAGATTTGTGGACCAATACCAATATCTGCAATATCTTCCGTTTGATACCACGAACTATCTGATTGGTTATCTCCAGCAGTAATATACACAGCGGCCAGGTACGCTTCATCTCCCGAATCCATATCCGTAGCTCTGGTCCACGCCCCAGCCCCCGTAACATAAATGCCATTCTCTTCCCAGTTACCCTGATTCTTAACCAACACCCTGTCGGTGGAAGTCATCACACCATCTATAGTTTGCTCTCCTGACAATGTGATAGCCTGTGTAGTGGCCAGTTGAACATCAGTATGCCATACCAATCGTATCTCTCCAAACACAGTAACTGCATCTCCCACATCGGATCGGTGTAATCTTATAGCTAATTGTTCTCCCTTAAACAGACTATAAGTAAGCGTAAGATGAAACACCCCGATATTGTCAGCGCCATCACTCAATGCAAACCCATCACCGTCTGTATAATCATAAATATCCACAGCCTCGCTATTGGTCTTGTTTAATCTTAACCTGACCAGACCTGGTCCGCTCCACTCCCCAGGAAATGATGTTTCATCCCATAAGCCAACAGGCAATTTTATTTCGATGATGTACTCACCATTATAAGGAGCTTCAAACAGGCCCAATATTTTAGCTACTTCATTGGTAGCTGGCGCTCTGGCTATAGTGAATAGCGGTATGTCATCATTAAGTATATTATCAAAGTTAATTAAGAGTGCTGGTTGAGGATCAGGGCCAACAGATGGCGGGTACGTTAACCCATAATTCGCATGTGCTTCAGTATAATATGTAACGATCTGGCTAGGTAAAATTAACTCAATCGAATCAACCGGATCTGTTATAGCCGCCAGATCAAGATCCGTAGACGCATTTAAATCGACAGGAGTATCCTTGCGATTCATAAACTTGGCCCAGAAGTTATCGCGAATGATTGGAATGCGAAACTTGTTATCCATCAACTCTTCGGCAAGCGACAAATCCAGTTGTCCGAGAAACACTTGATCCCAGGTATAATCATCCTCAGTAAGCTCTATCAGCATTTCAATAGATACATCCGGCCCATACACCAACTCAAGCGCCTTGATAAATTCTATGCCCCCGTTGACTACTCCATTGTCACCGTAGAAAATGAACGAGCCTTCAAAAAACTCAACAAGCGATCTGTAGTCTTTATCTCTTTCAAGTTTGAGTATAGATTCCTTCCATCCGTCCGGCTCATTAATCTCCTGAGTCAACGTTACATCGTTAGGATCCACACTTGTACCCGACACTGAATTGACTACGAAAGTAACTTCTGACGCTTGCTGTACTTTGAAAGCTATTTTATCGCAGGAACTGTCGGCTGTAAAAGATATTGTAAGAGAACCTGTTCCTCCAGGACTTATAGGTGTACTATCTGACTCAGTGAATACAGTAGCAAATGAATTATCAAGAATTCTCAGGTATGCTAACCTTGGATTTGATGAACCGCTTAAATAGGTTGCCGTGTAAGCGAGAGTGATACTGTATATAACACCAGCCTCAAAGCCATAGTTTACCCACAGATATTCTGAACTCTCTGTGGTAAATGGCCCAGTCCCTACCACAGTTACATTCGGGGCAGGACCAAGCGACCACTCAACATCTGCCCCTGTCTCGGTATCCCAAGTATTCAGTGCTGGTACAGCGAACGGTGCGCTCTCAGATCCTCGATGCGTTAACGTGAATCTGAATCTCATATCCGTATTGACTTAGCACGTTGCTTTTTAATGTAATCTTCTGACCGCTTGGTTGCCTTATACACAATGCCGCTCTGCACAATAACATCCGGTGACTTGTTTTCTTTTATAGCGCGTATGATACCCTGATCACTCATACCCTGAACCGGATGTCTTGACTCACGAAGACTTCGAAGTACCCTGTCATCAAGTTTCTTGGCACGGATCTCTTTCAATATACCTCCTGCATTCTTTGTCTCCCAGGCTGTCATTACAGATTCGTGCTTGGATAACCTTGCTGGTATGGAATCACTAGTTGTTGTACCTGGGCCTTGCAAGTCGATCACACCCTTTGCAAATCGTGGTTGCTGACGATCGATGATAGCGATCTGTGATGCTGTGGCTGCTGCCTGAGCAATAGCAAGTACTGCTCCTGCTGGCCATCCTACTGTAGCAAAAGTCTTTACGATAGCAGCAGCACCATCTATCAACGCCCGTTGCTTGGCCGCTTTTTGTTCAGCTATAAACTGACGAGTTCTTAACTCTTTTACTTTCCTGTCTTCAAGATTACGTAACAAGTCTTTCGCTTTCTCATTGTTACCGGCCAGCCGTTGCTGCTCTTCGAAGAACTGCTTAGTACGTTTTAATCTGGCATCAAATAACTCTGCCTCCTGACTTGCTATGGATTGAAACTGGTCTGATAAAATATCAATTCCGGTTAACTCGGCAGTCACTATAGCATCCTGCAACTCAAGGTCTTTATCAGTAACAGACTTACGCTTAAACGCAAGTTTGAATCTGGTCCAGAAACTATCAGCAACATGTTCTGCCTTCTCAGCAACATCGGCATCCATAGCATCAAGTGTAGACTGATCAAATATCTCTGTCGCTTCAATAGCTTTCCTGTCAAACACCACCCCAGAGAACGGATTCAATTCTACATCTTTCAAGTCCCCTCCCTCACCAAAGAACTTATGGATGTCACCTTTCCACTCCTCTATAAAATCCTCTATCGTTTTAGAGAACTCAACTTTTACCTTCAACGTTTTAGGATCTTTGAGCAAATCCTCCAAGAACTTTATTTCCTTGGATAACTTTTTTATCTTATCTATTGTCTCATTTGCTTCTTTAGGATCAACGAACTTAGTTCGATCATCTTTTTGTAACTTCAATTCATTAAAGGTATCTATCAACCCTTTCAACTCCTCCCGCATAGCAGTCAGGTTATTATCACCAGGCTTAGGGAACGCAGAGTCAAAAGCTATCTTCAACAGTTTTAAACTCTCGGAGAGTTCTCGATTTGAGGAAATAAGCGGCAAAGATTTCTGAACTACTGCATCCAGCGCAAATCCGAGCTGGAAGAAGCTGTCGCTGTCTCCCGACTTAAGTGCAGAAGACCGTTCCAACTGTATCTTGTTTGCTTGCTCCTCAAGTATGGCTAACTGAACAAGATTCTGCTTACGCATATCAAAACGTTTCTTTAACTCGCTCTGAAATGCTGCGTTTAGCTTTTCCTGATCTTTAATCATCTTAGAGTTCAATTCCACAGCAACTAAGGATTCTATCTCCTGTGCAGCGCGTATATCCTCCAACTGCTTGTCCTTATTCTTACCAAGATCGGCCCACCCCTGTAACACATCAGCAAAAAAATTCGCAAACCCAGCACCGAAGTCTCCTATCGGTCCTTTCGCTATAGCTATCTTAACTTCTTCCCAGGTCTTGCCCAATCGCTTCACCGCTGTCTCGGCTGTATCAACATAGCCTCCCATTTTTTCCAACTGCTCTTTAGCAATCTCAGCAACACCGCGAGTAGCTTCAGCAACAGATACAGAAGCAATAGAGGCTCCGTTAAACTTATCCTTCAACGCTGTGACAGATATACCTAAATTATCAAGTACCAGCGGAGACTTACGACCTATACCACGGACGATAGAATCAACAAGGTAATCCACAGATTCCCCGGTCTGCTGAGCACGGGCTGCGGCAAATTCAAATAGTGTGGCTAAATGTTCAACACCCACACCGAGGTTAGTAGCTTGCAATGACCGCTTCATTAAATCGAAATCGGTCATCGTATCATGGGTAGCTGCTTGTAAATCACGAATCAGTGCGCTGCTAGCTGGAAAAGCCCTCTCAAATCCCCGCTCAACACCCTCTACTTGTCCTTGCAACGTGGCCATCTCCAGACTGAAATCCACCGCCTCCTTAGTAGCAGTAGCAAGCAAACCGACACCCGCTATTTTTGACAACCCTTTAAAACTGGTGATCATACTAGCCAGTTGATTGTTAGTCATACCAGCTGCTTTATTAAACAGCCCTGCTGACTTTGTAGTCTCATCAAGTTGTTTCTTAACGCCAGCCCACGCATCGCCGTACTTCTTTGCTTCAGCAGGATCAACCGCATTTCTGGCCCTGAACTTTAACCGTTGCATCTCTGACTCTAATCCGGCAATACTCTTACTCCAATCCTGAACTCCTTTAGCTCCGGCTTGCCCCACCTTACCAGCGTCCTGCTGTAACTTGTTTGATGCCTGATTAACCTTGGCCAGCGATTGTGCGGCCTTATCGATCTCGGCCGTATTGAACTTATAGTTGATGTTGATGTTCTGCGTCTTATCAGCCATCTTCAAAAAGATAGAATGCGACTATGGAATTCTTCGCCGAGCGAACATCACTTAAGGCCGAAGGGTTCGAACTCAAGAGAGTTCTCCTGCTTGGCCCTATGCTTATTGAGTGCTAAAATACGAAAATTAAAGTCATAAACAGGCATCCAGCGAAGTTCACGCTCCATGATAGGATCTCCGTCTGATAAGTTCACGAAGGACTCTTCCCATTCTCTGATAAATTCTCCGATGACTGAGTCTGTGGATCTATGCTCAAATCCTGAAGCAGCAGATTCGCGTCCAGAATATATTCCTCCAAAGATGTTTGCGAAATACCTTTCAGTCCTAACAACTCTATGATAGGCATCGTCAAAAAAAAATCGGTGACATTGTTATCTTGCCAAAACTTTACCTTATCCAATCCATACTTACGATCATAACTTCGTAAATCTTCTGTCTCATCAAAAAATATAACCGCAGCTAACCGCTCTACACTGGCCGGTTCAAAAGCAAGCGATATCCTTGATTCCATGTTTAGCACAATCTTCCACAATTCGCCCATTGATACTTGGTTCTTCTTCATACCACCATCCAAGATATTCTTCATCTCCTTGATATAGGATTGCAATGTCTCCAGGTTCATCCGAAGATCCACCTCTTTCAGCGCTGCATAGATATATTTGTATCTCCCCACCGGAATCTGATGATCGTCAATGAACCGATAGTATTTTCTCCCTGCTGCTTCGAACGCTACTTCTATCTTGTGCTTGACATCATCGTGGCTCAAGTTGTACGATGGGAGTGGGGGTTTTACCGGTTTCCGCTTGGGGACTGGCTTCTTTCTTTTCATTCGGTGGTGGTAGTAACTTCTTTTCAATCAATGTATTTATGGCCGCCTCTAACAGCGGTGCTTTTATGTACACTCCGCACTTCAGTAGTTCGTACTGTAACTTCGCTTTGTTCATTGGAGGATTGTTCTTCAAGGTAACCATGATGACTTCGTAAATAAAGCCACCGCGGTCTGAAAGTTTTTCTATAATGCTCATCAGTTTAATGTTAATCTTACAATAAATGGTTTGGACTGATAGTACTCGATGGTCACACCTCCGTAGACGAGGATCTTAAGTTCACCTGTCTTTATCCAGACCACTATTTCCTGTATCGGCCTCATTCATCTACGATTATCCTTTCCTTGGTAGTCAGCTTGGCAATGATGGTATTGAGTCCACACAAGCAGAATATAAAAGGTACTATCTGCCTGTACGGCATGTGCAAACTGAAGAAGTAATCCACTGCAAAGAACCCGATGATCCCCCACACACTACTCATGCAGACTGCACAATCGAACAAGGGCTTGGTCCACCAGGGTTCAGGCGATCGATCACGCATCCAGTTGCCCGGGCGCTCAAGTAAATGGCCTTCTTGAAAGAGGATGTGTATTCCCCAGATGCCCAGGCACACAGTGGCAATGGATTGAAAGAACGTCACCATATTGGTAATGTAAAGATATTCTCGACTTCTTCCAACTCACGGTTGTATAGCTTGGATTTATATCCAGGACAGGCATTCTTTAGCTCCTCTTCAATGACAGCTCTGTATCCACGCAAGTTCGCTGTGGAGTTATTGATCTTCATACTGATATCCTTGCGTACATAACTCATGTGGTGCATCAAAATGGTAGACCATTGCACACCCTTGTTGATGTTGAACCGTCTGGTATGATCAATGTGTGTACCACTTCTATCAGAGGAGAATGGATAAGCGTAGTTCTCCTTACAGATGATCTCAGGTGTTAACTTATGAATGAAAGGGACCAGCGTGTGGTCCACTGTACGCAGCGTTGGATAACGGATATACACTTTGAGTCCGCAGACTAATCCAAGCAGCTGCGGTGAGTCGAACTTCTGCTTTTCCACCTCTACCTGGTGCGCATCGTAAAACTCATCCGCATCTGCAATGATAAAATGGGTGAACCCTCTTCGCTTGGCTTCATCGAGTCCGGCATTACGCTTCCTGCGTTCATTACGTGCTGGTGTCTGACGGGGAGTAGGTTCTAACTGTAAAAATATCGCTTTCGGATGGGTGAAGGCTTTCATCCTCGGATCCCGTACTCCGTAGTTACTCATCTCACTCCACACCACGATTACTCCATCAGCAAAAGACAAATGATTCTCAATACAGTGCGGCAGGAGTTCAATCGTGTCCCCCCAAGCAGATATGATCGTTACAAGGCGCATATGTAAATGATTCCCCTCATTGCACCAGTAGCCTTGGAGTTATATTCTATACGATAATCTTTGCCATAGATACGCTCAATGGCTTCCCTGATCCACCCCCACTCGTAGACAATGTCTTTGTAAATATCGTAACCGAGTTCGGGATGGTCAGGTACTTTAAAATCATGTATGGCAATCACAGGTTTGATGCCTACCCTGTGAATGATTTCTAATTCTTCCAGCAGTGGATTATGCTCTTCCCAATGGCTGTCGATGAACAGCAGCATATTACGATCCTTATAGATATCCAGTAGCATGGGCAGGATATCCACCGTTGATCCGCAGAAGATCTCCGTGTTCTTGCAGGGTTCAAGCAGTGCCCTCGCTCTGCCGTAATGATCCGGGTTTACCTCTATGGTCGCTACCTCCTTACACATCATGGCTAATCTGCGTGTAGTACCTCCGAGATACGTACCGCATTCTATCACCAGATCGATAGCATGGAACTTGATCAGCTCCCTGATCTTATCGGCCATGATAGTATCACCTTCAAACCCGCTTAAGTTACGGGCCTCATACGCCCTCTCCATTATACGTGAACCCATTCCAGTCTATTATCGGTTTTATTCTTATACGGTCCATCATTCAAGCGCCACCACAGATGCTCCTTCTTGGGAGCTTCTATCGATGCACCAGCTGCTATGTCATTGCGAAGGTAATACATATTCAAATGCGCATTCTGAAAGATCACTTTGTACCCTGTTCGCTCTGCCAATTTAAGTCCAGCCGCAAACGTATATCCATAATAGTCGGTTCCCCGAAAGTAAAATGTAGGATCGTACTCGATGGTCCTTGAGTCGGTAAATTCAGAGTTATATTCAGATATGATGAGTCTGGGTCTGAACTCAGTGAGTAACTTACTAAGTACCCAGTAGTCGTTGCCATCAATATCGATGGAGAGGAGATCGAATTCTTTAGGTACACCATATAGATTCAATGTCTTAAGTATATTCTCAACGGTCACGTAGCTCTGTACTACACCTGGAAACTTCCGGCCATCGATGAGTACTGATTCCCATCCTGCATCCCTGAAGATCTTCGTGTTCGACAGGTACTTCCCATCGCTTGCTCCGATGTCAACGAGGAAGCGATTGGTTGTTCCAATGTTCTTTAGTATGAATTTGAGATAGCCTTCTTCCCCGTACTGGCTGTACTTCTTATAATGCTGGTTCCCTATCTCATCAATCCAGCTACTCACAGGTAATGACGTTAGCATGTGACATATGAGCGTACCTGATTCCCGTCAATGTACCGATCCTATCCGGTGCGTAGATGTTCAACAGCGATCCTAACATCGGAAGGTCACCCCATCTGTTCCTGCGCTGTTCTTTGGACTTAGCTAGGAGCTGGAGTACATCGGCTACTTCTCCCTCCCGCCAGAACTTAACACTGCTCAGGCTGACATTAGTGTACACGAACTTGTCGTTGTAGAAGGTAGCCTTCTCCCTGCCGGTGATACGTTCAATCTCCTGCGGCAGCGTGGCATTGGTTTCGCTATGACTCTCGGCGAAGAAGACCGACTTCAGGTATACGTTACCACCGATGTTATCAAACGGATCCCGATCCCGCTCCAGCAGGATACAATCTTCGTCAATGCGCATGATGTATTCGTAGTACTGGCATACCTCCCATAAGTCATATGCATAGAATCTGCACATCCCTTCATAGCCTCCGGTCCAGCGATCAGAGATATCCACGAAGGACATGTTCAGCGTGGGTGTTTGCCCTTTGATATGCAACTGATCCCGCTGCTTGATGTTGCCTTCGTGGAAGAAGACCAGGGGATACTTATCGCCGAAAAACCGTTCAACCGCTGTATTACGGTTAATGAGCGTCTTGTACCCATCCTGATCTTTATATCCTCTGATTAATGCGACTATAGCTGCGTTCATTTGATTCCGTATTTTTGACGATGTGGGACTGCATTGGTATATCTGTAATGAAACAGCTTCTTGTTAATGAATACTTCCTTCCGGCAGATCCTGGTGATACGATCACTGTAGATCTTGTCTTCCCCGAACCGAAGATCAGGAAACCCAATCTTTAACGCAAGCTCCCGTCTAACTGGATTGAAGTGTGTCACACCTCGTACATAATCATAACCATGTACATGTTTGGCCCAGGCCTTGAACCTGAGTGAATGACAGCATACTTGTGGGTGCTTCCCATTGGTTGTCATATGTATCAGAAACCCCACACAGTCTGGACCACTATCCAGCGCTGTGAGGATCTCTGACAAATAGTTAGGGTAAGGGAAATCATCCGAATCGAAATATACGATATAATCGCCTTCAGCGCGTTCAAGGAGTAGCTGTCGCTTACGACCAATGGACATCTTCTTGTCATCCTCTTCGAATAAGATCTGAACTTCATCGGTGGCCTGTGTGGCGAACTCTTCCATGAGCTTACCGAACATCTCGCGGCGATCAACAGTAGTAGCGATGAGAACAGAGAGCTTCATCGTAACTTCTTCTTTAACCACGCTACATGTCCTGCCTTCTTGGCTTCCGGTGATAGGTCGTATATGTCTATATCCCCAAGTCCGAACCTATTCATACAACGCTGTAGGTACACGGCCTCACCCTGCTTCCAGGTGAGATCAGCCTTCCTGCTGATGGCATCCTTGGGCCAGCCTCCTTCGGTTGAATAATGATGGTGGAGAAAGACGATATCATTTCTTATTATTAATTTTTTTTCAAGGTCGGCCTTATGCGTTTGGTCGGTATCGCAGAACATATGTTCGAACTTGGGATAGTAGATGTGTCCCTGCTCATCGTAGTAATCCCCCGTCATTATAGGCAAGGTAACAATCCAGCGTTGCACCCCGTCATAGGTCTTGAGTATACCACTCTTACCTTCCAATGCCTGGGTGATGGTTATATCCCAGTGCCTATGCGCCGTGAAGTCATCAGATATTAAGATCAATATATCACCAGTGGCTATCTCAGCAGCAGCGTTGGCTGCCTGTACTACGTTATGATTGTCGTTGATGATCTTCTTGTACCGTTCACCGAACCCCACATCGATGAAGGTATACGGACTCTTATCATCGGTATCAACGGAGAGGATATACTCATAGTCAATAGTGTGCGACATCATATCCGTGAAGTTACACATAGCCAGGAACGCCTGTTCGGATCTTCCTCTTGAGGGATGGAGAATACTGATCTTCATAGCTCCACTACGATCTTCAGGTCTATCAATGTCTCAATCGGCTTGACACCGAACCCCTCTTCCTTGATCACCTGATACCGGATGTTGATGACACTCATTCCAATGTCTTTCTCCAGGTCATTGAGTATATCCATGATCTTGTGTTCAGCGGCATTGATCATGTGTTTGGAATAGTCCACGGTGATATTCATAGTTGCAAACTTTTATAAAATTCAAATGCATCTTCATCTACGGTATTCTTGAGGTAGGAGAGATCCTTGTCCTTGTGAACCATATCCCACTTGTGACCACGACCACCACACATACCAATGCCATGCTTAATGCCAAGGCACGGGTTATGCTGGTCCAGCGAGATACGCTTCCTCTTCCTGACTGCATAGTCCCAGATCTCCAGATCAAGAAAAACCGATGTATCGCTAGGCCAATGAAAGTCCTGCATAGCTTCCACCTTAAATCCAGTGCAGAAGAGTGAAGATCTATTCTTATGCGGGTATCTTGCATACGATCTTGTTTTTAAATTGTAATACGTTGTGGTTTCACATCCCCAGAAATCGAAGTCTAACACTTTGGTCCTAAGATAATCGATCGGATAATAGTCATCGTTTTCCACAATGAAAATATATTCGCATCCAGCTTCCTTGGCTAGTTCAATACCAACCTGTATGCGTGGGACCAGATCCGGGAATGTACCTCGCGGCTTATAATCGACAATGAAGTTAGGTCTGCCCTCACTCATTCGATCAAGCTGATGTTTACAGAACGCTAGGAACTGGGGTCTGTCATCTCGAGTGGGAGTGATGGTACAGTAGTCCATAGCGGTAGTGTTTTGTCGAATGCGGTTCCATGTGCGCCAAGATAGACTTTAATTCCTTTCGCTGTACATGCCTGGAAGAACTTATGATACACGCCGATCTCGCGGTTACCCAACTTGCTCCCCTGATAGTACGCATGATGATTCAGCATATCTACTCCCCATAGTATCAACTCAGTCGCGCCCATACGGATCGCCAGCGACATGCACATGATGGGAGTTGTGGAGGAGGTGTAGATAAACCCGTTGAGCAAACGTGTGTTAAACGACACCACTCGATTAAGCTGCAAACAACATGGGAGGTTTTGTTGCCAGAGCCTGCGTGATGTAGTATGAACTTGCGCTTTCGTTCGTTTGATGATGTTGAGTCTTCCATTCTTAAATTTACCTGGGTGATTTGCTAATATAAGATGATCGACTCCTCTTCCCCACTTCTCGCAGTCGTTGGATCCGATACTCGTGCCGATGGGTGTCCATGATTTCGCGCTGTCTCCGCAGCCTACGATGGTGAAGATCATGCTGCCGATTCAAATTGTTCAGGTGCATACTTCCACGGCTTACTAATGAAGTCAGGATACCACGCGTGGTACATGTACCGATAGTTATCGAAGAAGTGCCTCCCCGCCTGCTTGGTCTTGATCAGCTCCCCTATATCATTCACCTCGGCGTAGATACAATCGTTGATGGTCCGTCTGCAATTCTCGGTGATGAAGTAATTCGCATGTTGCAGGAGAGAATTACCCAACACCCTTGAATCCTTGTGGGCTGGGTTCTGTAGTGGAACCTTCAATGCTGAGTCACGCAACTCCAGCGTCTCCTTGATCACTCTGTAATGATTGAGGTTCCCTTCCAGTAGCGCCTGTCTGTTACGTCCAGTCGCGTCACCAGTGATGTGCGCATTGTCATTGTAGATCCAATCCTTGTACTTCGCTACGATCAGGTTACACATCTCCTCCGTTGAGCCAGTGGAGATCTCCATCTCGTCAAAGATGTATCCGGTCCTCCCATCTAACTTCTGCCCGATGATAGCGGTCATCGGTTCTACGTTGAAGTCGAAGGATATCATTATTGGAATGTAAGGGTTAGGCGTAAACGCCTTTTTTACATGACGGTCTAATGAAAAATTGTATAAGTAAGGTTTGTCAATGGCGAATGCAGACCAGTCTCCTTCGATTAATCGACGTCTTGTGAGATCGTCCAAGTGTGCTGTCACGTTGTGCATGTACTGGACATCGTTGTACAGTACGGGGTTATCCATGATTCGCGCTGGTTGATAATACCAATCCGGCGGTAGATTGTTTTCCCTGTGTCGATCGTAAATCTTCTGCTTGGGCCATGCCAGTGTAGGGTTAACGTTGCACAAGATGAGAGGACGTGGCGGCATCTTCTCAATATTATGCCTTCCTGCACGAACGAAGCAAACACTGAGGAGTTCTTCCTGGAGTTCTTCGATCTGCTCGAGTAAGAAGCCATTAACCTCGAGGCCCTTGAATCTGTCGAAGTCCTTGTCGTTACGGAAGTCCTCGGCCATGAAGAATATTTGTGATCCATTGTTGAAGGT